CGAACTTTCAGTGATGAAAGTTTTGCAACAACAGCTCAATCCGAACTTCGTTTTCGAAAAACATGCCGACTACGTTGGCATGGATATCGATTTGAAGTGTTACAGCTCTAGCGAACAGTTTCGTAGAGACCATGTTCTTTATTCCTTCCTACGTAAGTGGAAAGGATTTAAGATACCTGGTTTAAATCTCTCTGAAGCTGCTTTCTCTACTTGGACGAAATCCGAGCAGAGGTGCTTTCAAACGAATAGGAGACTTGAAATTGAAGCCTCTACGGGTTCTTACTCCGTAGCGCCGTCGGCAATTATTGCCGTTCAGCGTAAAATTGCTTCTATTCTCGGTCCCTTGCAGTTTGATCACATCTCTCAGCTGTGCCGGTTCGGTAACGGGGCTACCTACGACTTACGTCGCGGTAGCACTCACGCCGAGAAATCTTGTAGACCCTCCATAACCTTCGATGCGATCCCTTGGATTTGTCGCTCCTTATCGGGCGATACGTACTTGGGATCGCTCGTCGGTCCCTTTAGCGATCTAAAGATCGTTAGAGCAAACCGTATGGTTATGGTGCCCAAGACCGCTAAGACTCATCGTCCTATCGCGGCCGAACCTTCCTTGAACAGTTATGTTCAGCAGGGCATCGGCCGCTTTATTCGTATGAGACTATTGCGGTTCGGCGTTAATCTTGATGACCAGACGATCAATCAGGATTACGCTAGAAGAGCAAAGGAAGAAGGTTTAAGCACCATCGACCTTAGCTCCGCTAGCGATACGCTTTGCATCAACCTCGTTAAGCTTCTCCTACCACGCGAGTGGTTTGAAATGCTAGACGATGTTCGTTGTAAGTTTACTGACTATTCTGGCAAGACTTTTCATCTTCAGAAGTTCTCTAGTATGGGCAATGCCTTTACTTTTGAGCTAGAGTCGTTGATTTTTCATGCCTTAGTTGAAAGTATTCGAACAACTGATGTTTCCTCAGTGTACGGCGATGATCTCATCGTGAGTGACGTTGATTACTCGTCCGCTCTTGCTATGCTTGAGTGGGCCGGTTTCGAGGTCAATCTTGATAAGTCATTTACTGAAGGTTCTCGTTTCTTTGAGTCTTGTGGTAAACATTACTTTGATAGTGAGGAGGTTACTCCCTGCTATCAGAAAGATGTCTGCTCAAGCCCTCATGATTACGTACGCCTTCATAATCGTCTTGTTCGTGCTGGCTATCGCCTCAATCTCAGAAATGAGTTCGGAGCGGCTGCTCAGCTTGTTCGAGACGTTTGTCGTCAGAAGTTTGGATCGAATTGTCCCGGAGTTGG